TTATAAAGCTAACAATGGCGAAGAAATTTTAGCTGTTGGCACAAGATCAGGTGTAAATGTTTTATATGACAATAATTGGTACGATGTAACGCCAACTGGTTTTGTTGGCGATGATGTAATTACATCATTAGGTTATGGTGCATTTCACTATGGAGTCGAAGATTGGGGAGATGCAAGAAGCACATCTGGAATACAGTTTGATACCAAAAGTTTTTCTTTTGATAACTGGGGAGAGCATTTAATTTTTTGCCATCCGGCAGATGGCAAAATTTATCAATGGCGACCTAACACTTCAACAGCGAGTCCAGATACAATAGCAACTGCAATTTCTGGCGCACCTACAGGTTGTCAAGGAATTATAGTTAGTAATGAAAGACACTTAATAGCTATAGGCTCTAGTGGCGATCCTAGAAGAATAGCTTGGTCTGATAGAGAAGATAATACTACTTGGGTTGCTTCTGCAAGAAATACAGCAGGAGATTTGCAAATACCTACAGGTGGTCAGGCTAACTACGCAAAAAAATTTGGCAACGACATAATTATTTTTACTGATGTTGGTATAAACAAGTTGTACTATGTAGGTAGTCCATTTGTTTATGGCATACAAGAAGTAGGAGTTAATTGTAAAGCAATAAGTCCTAGATCAATCGTATCGTCAGGTGGTTTTTTATCTTGGGTAAGTGAAAATTCATTTTTTACTTACAATGGACAAGTTCAAGAGCTTAAATCAGATGTGCATGATTTTATTTTTGACAACATACAACAAAGAACACAACAAGCTACACATGGCGCTCACAATATAGACTTTAACGAAATATGGTGGTTTTTCCCGGTTGGAGATACAGACCAACTTACGCCTAACAGATATATCATCTGGAACTATTTAGCAAACGTGTGGAGTATTGGCGAATTAGATAGGGGTACTTGGATAGATCAAGGCGTTTTCCCTAATCCTATTGCTTGTGATAAAGATGGTTTTATTTATGAACATGATAAAAGACCTTTATTTAACTCGCCTGGTTTGGGAACAAGAAAACCTTTTTGTCAAACAGGCCCTTTAGAAATAGGAAATGGAGATCGTGTAGCTCAAGTTAATCAAATTATACCAGACGAAGAAACAACCTCTTTGCCTGCAATAACTTTAAGTTTTACTGGTCGTTTTACACCATTAGGCACAGAAACAAATTTTGGTAGCTTTGCATTTAATAGCGATGGTTATACTGATGCTAGATTTTCTGCAAGACAAGTACAAATGAAAATTGAAGGCTCAGTTACTCAAGATTTTCAAGTCGGAAAAATTAGACTTGATGTGCAACCTAGAGGTCGCAGATGATTGATGCTTCTAGTAAAAGCCAATACATACAAAGAATTACAAATGCTAAATTAGATGTTAGTGGCACAGGCTCATTAGAAACAATTTATACTGCGCCAGGAACAACTGAATTTGATTTTTCTATTTTAGAGTCTATTTTGGTAGGCGATGATAATGGACAAGCAACTACAATAGACATTGTTATAACAACAGGTGCTTCTAATCATTATTTATTTAAGCAAAAAAATGTAGCAGCAAACGAAACAATAGAATTACTTAGCAGAGATTTAGTTTTAAAAGCCGGAGAACTTCTTAAAATACAAGTAAGTCATGCAAATATTAATGTTTTTGTAAGTTTAGTTGAATATGCAAAAGGCGATTAAAGAAGAAGATTGGAAATATCATTGGGAATATTGTAAGCAATTTATTGAGCCTGCTTTAAAACATCAAGATTCCTATACAATAGACGACATAGAAGATAAAATAAAGGATGGATTTTTCCATTTATGGCCTGGCAAAGAATCGGCTTTTGTAACAGAAATTGTACGTTTGCCACAAATAACTATTATGAATTTAATGTTTTGTGGCGGTAATTACGAAGAATTAGAACAAATGTTAGATTCGATAGAAAAATTTGCTAAAGCTATAGGCGTTAAAAGGCTTTATGGCGGTGGTCGAAAAGGTTGGATTCGCAAGATCAAACATCTTGGTTTTCAAGAAGAAAATTTAATTGTGAAAGAATTATGAGTGCAGGAAAATCAAAAACATCTGAAAGAGCGTATGTTCCACCTTTTTTACAAGACCTTTACGATAAGGTTTCTGAAAAAGGTTTAGAAGAACTTCCATTTACTCCTTATTCTGGTCAAATGGTTGCCGGTCTAACACCAGACCAAATGAAAGCCATGACCACAACTAGAAGTATTTTTGACCAAAGTTTTGGATTTGATCCTAGACAATCATTAAATGAAATGATTATGCAAGGAAGTCCAACTGTAAATTCAGCTTCTATTGCTGATAACATTTCTAGTTTTCAAAATCCATATCAGGATCAAGTTATAAATAATTTTATAGCAGATCAAAACAGACAAAGAGATTACATATCAAATAGAGCAGAAGATGCTGCTATAAAAGCAAATGCTTTTAGTGGTAGTCGTGGGGCAATTTTTGAAAATGAAGCAACTAGACCAATAGACGAAATAACTGCAAAAACTGTTTCAGGTTTAAGATTAAAAGGTTTTCAAGATGCAGCAAATTTAGCTTCACAACAAGCTAAATTTGACCAACAAGCTAATTTATTACAACCACAATTAGATTTAAAACAAATGGGCCTACAAGCTAATTTGTTAAACAGACAATTAGCAGACCAATATAGAAATTTAGGTTTGTTATCAAATGTAGGCGCACAACAACAAAGGTTAGATCAAGCTCAATTAGGTGCTGATAGAGCAGAATTTGATAGAAGAATAAATGATCCTTTCAGACAGCTTCAATATTTGTCGTCAGCAATAGCGCCTATATCTCCTTCTGTTATTGGTAAAGATAGTAAAACAAAATCTTTCTCAGTTGATGCTATGGACATAATGAAAGGAATGACTGGTTTAGGCTCGTTAGGAATGGGGCCAATGTCAGGTGGCAGTACTGAAGCGTTTGCTAATCTTTTATCTGGAGATTTATTTGGTTAAATTATGGTAGCTAGATTTATAACAAATCAAAACAATCAAAATCTTTTATCGCAAGTAGAAGATGATGCCTTGTCGCCAACAAATGTATTTATGCCTGGAAACTTGGGTATGCAATCTGAAGAAGATCAAATTGCTGATGCAGCAGTTTTAGCACAAGCAAGACAAAATGAACTTAAAGATAAACGCAAACAAAGAAGGCAAAATTTTTTTAAAGGCATGAGAAATTTTAGTCTTGCTATGCAAGGCATAAATCCGAATGATTATGATGCTGTTATAGAAGGAAAGAATCTTGAAAGATTACAAACAAGGGCAAAAATGGATTTTATTAGTAAATTACCAGATGAACAAAAAAAACTTTATCTATTGTTTGGAGATAAAGCTGTTGATGCTTTCATACCAAGTGCTACTAGCCAACCTAATTCGTTTAAAGAATACGAACTTACAGACGACACTCCTACGTCAGAAGAATATTTAGCATTTTTAAATCGAAATCAAGGTCAAACTGGCGTTGCTAGATTTGGTATTTATGATGCTAGTGGAAATCAAATTTCAAGCGTTTTAAAAAACGATTTAGAAGCAATAAAAGAATTTCAAAAACAAGGTTACTTAGTGGGTAATCTTGCCACTCCTTCAACCACACCTACAAGTAAAAGTGGAAAAAATCCTTTTGATCCTATCTACGAACAATACGTTGCTACAAACAAAATAATTAATTCCGCAAGTTCATTAGCACAAAAATTTGCTGACGAGCCTACATCTGCTCTTGCTTTAGGTGGTGCAGTAAAATTTGTTGATAGTATTTATACAAACTTATTAGCACTTGGAGATTTTGGTAGAGAAAATGCAGATAATCAGGCAGCTCAAGACGTTCAAAAAGGTCTTTCAATAAGTGGTAGAGATTATTCTAACAAAATAAAACAAGTATCTATTGCTACTGGTGTTACAGAAAGCAGAGTTAGAGATTTAGCGTACTTATTTGCAGCGGCTAGAGGACAAACTGGCAGAGGACTTTCTGATAAAGATTATGAAAACGCTTTACTAATAGTAAGTGGTGGAGTTGGTGTTCAAGGTAAAATAGCAGTTTTAGAAGATGTATCTAACAGACTTTCAGAAGAATTGGCTTTTGATTTAAATTTAGCAAAATCTAGATATTCTGATGATGAAAAATTTATGTCTGAATTTAACAAACTTCCGGAAATGCAAATGTTTGTTAATCCTCTTATACAAAATGCACCCTCAAAACAAAGTCAAGATGCCGATGCTTTAATAGATTTTTATTTAAACAGAACAGTTCTTTAACAATGACAACAAGAGTAGAACAATTAGAAGCTGCTTTAATACAAGCACACCAGGCAGGCGATACAGATAACGCAAAAATTTTAGCTGAAGCTCTTGTAGAAGAAAAAAATAAAACAACAACAAAAGCAGAAAAACCTCTTAGCACAAAAGAACAATTAAAAGATTATGCTATGAGTTCTGGCTCTGGTCTTTTTAAAGGTACTTCTTATATTCCAGGTTTTCTTGGAGATATAGAACAATTAGGAAACCAATTTTTACCAGAATTTATGACAAGACCAATAGGCTCATACTTTGATTCTTCAATTCCAAAATCATCTGCTCAAGTGTTTCCAACATCTCAAGAACTTAGAAACGAAGCTATTAATTTAATTCCGGCTCTACAAAATGCAGAAACTTATCAACCTAAAACTGCTGTAGGTGGTTATTTGCAAAGCATCCCAGAATTTGCTGCGCCTGGTATTTTGGGGAAAACAAAAACAGCAAGAAAGTTTGGACTTGGTTTAGGCGCAGGTGGTGGTGCAACTTACGAAACAATAGAACAATTAACAGGTAGTCCAGGATTAGGTCTTGGAATTGCTTTGCCTGCTCAAATCGCAGCTGCATATCTTTTAGGGCCTAGCAAGGCTGCAAGATTAGCTGAAAACGCAACATCAACAGTTACTCCAAAACAAATTGATGATGCAATAAATTTAGAAGCAACTGCGGCAAATCAAAATATAAAACTTTTGCCTGGAGAAACAGTAGATAATAAATTTGTAAAACAACTTACTGAAGATGTGTACCAGTCAGATCAAGGCGCACCATTAATATATGACGTTATAAAAGACAGACCTGTAGCAGCACAAAAATTAGCTACAGATTTAGCAGATGAAATAGCCGATGTTCCTGAAAGTCAGAGAGAGGTTATAGATTTAATAAGTGATACTGCTGAAAAATCAGTCAAATCAGCAAAAACTAGCAGAAGAATACAAGCACACGAAGCAGGTTATAAAGTTGCTAACAATGAAACAATAACTACAACACAAGCACAAAATATCATTGATAATATTGATGATTTATTAGATGGCCCTAACACGCCAATAGCGCCTAATAGCGCAAATTATAGAAAATTAAAACAAATAAGAAGTGAACTTGTAAGAGAAGTAGATGATGTTGAAATACCAGTTACCAACATAAATCAATTAGATACAGTATTTAAAACATATAGAGATGCAAGTAAGGCTTCTAGTAAAAATATAGCAACTGATTCACAGTTTATAAATTCTAACTTGCGAAATATTTTGTTCAATGACGATAATACTGGTGCTTTAGATGTATTAGTAGATACCTTAAATACTAATCCAAGTTATAAAAAAGCTAATCAAGTTTTTGAAGAACTATCTAACACATTGGTTAATGTAACGACAAGAAATTTAGATGGCTTGTTAAAGCAAAATATTAAACAAGGAACAATAGAAAATTTTGTTTTTAATCCTACTATGAGTAATGTAAATGATATAAATAAAACTATGCAAATACTCGCTAAACAAGATCCAGAAGCAGTAAAACAAATTGCAAATGTTTATTTTAGAAATGCAATTAACAATGCTTTTCCAATAACAGTAAAACAAGGGGAAGATTTATCTCAAGGATTTAAACTTATAGAGAAAGTTGCAGGTAAAGGAGAACAAAGAGCAAACTTTATGGCTATGTTAGATAATGTCGCTGATGTAAATAAAGTTCCCAGAAAAGAATTTAAAGTAGGTTTTGAAAAGATGATAAACATTTTAGAAAGAACTGGTAGATTAAATAATATTAATAGACCTGGTTTTGATGTAGGCGGACAAGCTAAAAGAACTTTACTTAAAGATGTTGCTTTGGCAAAAACATTTAATCCTTTGGTTAGATTAGCTACTAAATATGGAGAAATTCAAGCAGGTGGCGCTTATCAAATTTTAGGCGAAGTCTTGTCTAGCGACCAATCTGTAGCAAATTTAATTGAGCTAGGCAAAACTGGGGCAAATGCAAAAAGACAAATTAGAACAGTTTTAAATATTATAAATACAATTTCACCTGCTACAGAAAGATTTGGGCCTGATAATCCAGATCAATCAATATTATTGGAGAACGTACAAAACATATTGCCGGATTGATAGCTTTAAAGTGGCTAGAAAAAGCGAAAGAATTGGAAGATCTGGCGAATACGCTGTAGCTAGTTTTTTGAGCCTGGAAAGTGATACAGTTCACGTTTTACCGCATGGCAGTCATGCCGACATAGTTTTTGAAATAAACGACATCATGTATAAATGTCAGGTAAAAACTATATCTATGAAAAAAATGTGTCATAAAACCAACAAAAGAGTTAATTGGTGTTTTGATATGCGAAGGGGTGCTAATACAAAAAAAAGAGATTATAAAAAAGGTATGTTTGATCTTTATGCTTTTTATTGTATGAAATACAACACAATAATATTTAAAATATTTAAAGACAATAAAAGAACAAAAATAACTTTTGAAGATACTTTAATGAAAAATGTAAATTCAAAAGACAGTTTTTATGAAGCTATTACACTTTTAAATAACTAATAATCATTAACATACTTGATTTATCACTTTACATTGTTTAGTATTCTTTTACTAAAAAGGAGAAACAATGAGAGAGCCTAAAGACTTAATTATTTTATTATTACTTGGCATTATCCTTGCGTTCGTTTGGAACTTAGAGATTTACTTGGTGTGATATGAAACAGATAACTTCAGACAAACTTAATCAAAGCATTAAACAAGTAGCCTGGACTAATAGCAAAGGCCAGAAACAAATTAGCTACTATCTTAAATATACTATCAATGGCAAACGCAGAAACATGAAAATTGGTCATGGTGGTATGCCAATACAAACAGTACGCAAAATTGCAAGTGAACTACAAGCCAAGATGTTGCTTGATACTAGCTTTGATCCTTTGGCTAAGAACGACAAGCAAACACCAACGACAGATTATGTCTTTGCAAAATATCAACAACAGTTGGAAATGAATAACAGAAAGACTATTCAAGAATATGTGCGCTTGTACGAGAAAGACATCAAGCCTGGTTTTGGTCATTTACCAATAGATACAATCAGCAGAGGAGATGTTAAATCTTGGTTTGATGATTTAAGTCTTAGGTCAAAATATACAGCTAATCGCTGTCTAACTATTTTAAAAACTGTTTTTGAGATTGCGATAGATTACGAGTTTATTGAAACAAATCCGGCAAGTAGAATTAAAAAACATCTTGAGGTAAAAAGAAATAGACACTATACACCTGAAGAAAAATTAAAAATTTTCCAGGAATTATTTAGAAGATTAGATGAAGATAGAACACTAATTCATTCTGTAAGTTTTATATTGTTGCTTATTTTTACTGGCGCTAGAAAAGGAGAATTAGCAAAAGCAAGGTGGGAAGATTGGTATGGCGATTATATTGAATTAAAAAATCATAAAACCGATAAAGATGGCAAAACTAGAAAAATTTGGTTGAACTCTCAAAGTCGGAGTGTCATACAGACTCTACAAGGCGAGAAAAAGAAAAAAACGATATTAGGTATCAAAAATCCAATAAAGCTGTGGAACAGCGTTAAATTAGCTTGTGGATGTAATGACCTTGTTCTTCACGATTTACGCCACAGTTTTGGCACGATTTCAACAAATTCTGCAAAAATACAAACCTTGCAGACCGGAGAGCTTATGGGCCATAAATCTTTGTCTATGATGCAACGCTATCAACATATTGAGGATAGAACGAGTAAAGAAAACATAGAGAAAATCGGAAACGAAATTCTCTCAGACATTCAACTTCCTACAGTTTATCAATAACAAAAATCTGTTTAGCTTTATCAAAAGAAATATTATGATCGTCTGCCAAAAAAGTAAGTTTCTGTCTGGGAAACGAATTTTTGTCCTGGATGGCGTTCATCACTATTTTTTTCTTTGTAAGCGTATCGTAAGAATTCCAAGAACTAATTTGCTTGAGATTGCGACCACAGATACAACTATCTTTCAAACCATAGGTTGTCGAGCAAACAGAAATACATGGAGAGTCCTCTAATGAAGTGGACAAACCATCCATTTTTAATTGATCCCGAAAACACATTGTCTTTTTCATATCTTTTATGGTTTAATTATACTTCAAAGGTAGAAACATTAACATACAAGAGAAATCATGAACGATAAGGATTATATTACACCTAAAGAGTTAGCTGTTAGATGGCACAAAAGTCCAAGAACACTAGCTAATCAAAGAATGAAAGGCGAAGGCCCGCCATACTACAAAATAGGGAAAAAGATTTTATATGATATGGCAGATATAAAAGAGATAGAGGAGAATTCATTTGTTAGCAGAAGCGAATAGAGAATTTATAAAAGATAATATGCCATCAAAGCATAGTAAATATTCTCCCTCAAGTGCAGAGCGTTGGTTTGCGTGTCCTGGCTCAATTAAATTGTCGGAAGGCATTGAAAGAGAGCCAGTTGGCAGACCTGCGCTCGTTGGTACTTTTATTCACAACATGGCAGAAATGCTTATGAAAGGACACTTAGAAGGTATTACGCTAGAAGATTATTGGCTTGGTAAAAGCGAAACTGTAGAAGATGTAAAAATTTATGCAGATCAAGAAATGATAGATTGCGCTAAGTTTTATGTGGACTACATAGAAAAAAGGTCTGAAGAATTAAAAGCAAAACCTTTGATTGAAGAACAAGTAAGTATTGAAGAAATAAATGCTGAATGTTGGGGAACTGCGGATGCAATAATTTTTAACAAAGAAATAATTGAAGTTGTAGATTTAAAAACTGGCACATGGCCTGTTAATCCTGAACATAATCTACAAATGTCTATATATGCTTTAGGCGCTTTATCAAGGTATGGCAACGAAAACATGAAAGTCGTAATGACGATAGTGCAACCAAGATCAAAACAAAGCGTTCGTTCGTGGGAAACTACTGCTGAAAATCTTGTAGATTGGGGTTTCTCAAAACTAAAAGATGCTCTTGATGCCTGTGAAGCAGAAACACCGAATTACGCTTTTGGCGAACAATGTAGATTTTGTCCGGCTAAAAGAGTATGTGAAACTTATAAAATAAATGGAGATAGTAAATATGACTGAAGAAGTACAAAGTCCTACTGTGAAAATTGACGATAAGGAATACTTAGAAGCTGATTTTTCAAAAGAGCAGATGGAGTTATTAAATATGGCTAAGTATTTAGCGCCTAAAGAACAAGAAGCGCAAAATCAACTTAGTATCATACAAGATCATAAACGAAGGATAATTCAAGAATTGAAAAGTTCTTTGGAGAATGATGACAAAATTATTAATTTAGAGGAGAGTAAAAATGAGTCTAGCTAACATTAGAAAGAAAGCAAAACAGAAACCGCCCAGATTGGTGTTATATGGCGGCAGCGGAGTGGGAAAAACATCTTTTGCGGCAAGTATGAACAAACCAATATTTATTTTGACAGAAGATGGTATGGGTAAGATAGAAGCTGACCATTTTCCTCTGGCGCAAAATTTTGAAGATGTTATAAAAAACCTACAATCTTTGCTTGATAACGATAACGATTACAAAACACTTGTCGTTGATAGTTTGGATTGGTTAGAGCCTTTGATTTGGGATAAGGCCTGCCAAGATAATAATTGGAAATCAATCGAGCAACCTGGTTATGGTAAGGGTTATGTTGAAGTTCTTAAATACTGGCGCAGTTATATTAATTTATTAAATGAGTTGCGTGAAAAAGGCTATACAATCATGCAAATAGCTCACAACCAGATAAAGCGTTTTGAGTCGCCAGAAATTGAAGCCTATGATCGTCATGAATTAAAGCTACATAGAAAAGCAGCAGACTTAATTCTTGAACATAGCGATTGCTGTTTTTTTGCAAACTTTAAACTTGGTACAGTCCAAGTCAAAGGTAAAGGTGGCAACATGACGACAAAAGCTGTAAGTGGAGATCGTGTAATTTACTGCGTTGAAAAACCTGCTTACTTAGCAAAAAACAGATATGCACTTCCAGAAATGTTGCCTTTTGATTGGGAAACTGTTCGTTCGGAGATGCTGAAGTAATGGAAGAAGAAATAATTTATTGTGATGAATGTGATAGAGAAGCTATTTATAAATGGGATGGTATCTTTGTCTGTTCATCGTGTTTAAAAACTACATTAAAAAGAGAGGTAAAAAATGAATCTTGAAGATTATGGTGGTGGCTTAGAAGTAGGTCAAGAAGATGAACAAATAGATCCAGGAAAGTATGTCATGCAATACGTGGATGAAAGCGAAGTTAGAAACGACAGAGGATATGTTGGTTGTCGTATGACTTTTGCAATACAAAATGATAAGTATGGTGGCAGACTAGTTTCTGGATTATTTACAGTATCTAATCCTAATTCTGCTAAGTCTGAAGAAATTGGTAGAGCAGAGCTATCTGCTTTAGCAAGTGCTTGTGGTCTTACAACTTTGAAAAATACTGAAGAACTTAAAGGTATCAAATTCAATGGCATGGTAAAAATTAATGATAATGGTTATCCGGAAATAGATAGCCAATTTGGAAAAGGTTTTAGTAAAGCTGAACAAACTGAATCCATTTTGCCTAAAGAAGAAGTGGCAACACAAAAGCCAGTTGAAGTTGATCCTTTAGACTCTGAGGATATTCCCTTTTGAAGAAAACAAGTTTGTGTGGGGCGTGTGGTCGTCCTGCACAAGGCTTTCTTTACAAGCACAAAGATATTCATTATGGTAGTTGCTCTATGCAACATTTAGAGGAAATTAAGAGGAGAATTGAAAAAGGAGAAAAACTTGCTAGAAAATCTTATACAAACGAAGATGCTATAAGGTACGCAAGAAAACAAAGCAAAGATAAATACTTGGAACTAGCTAAAGTTAGTGGCAGTTTTGAGTTGCATAAATGGTCTAACGATCAACGAGATTCTTTTTTCAATACAATAATTTTAAGTTATTTAGATTACGAAGCTGAATTAGGAAAATACAATGGACCTGACTAATTTTTATGAGAATGGATTAGTTTTAGATAAAGAATTACATTTTGGGAGTGGCAAAGATATTTCTGATGCTATTAACCAAATGAACGATGATGGTTTAGCAATAAGTTTTATTGATACTTCTGGGGAAGTTATCAGATGTATGGTCAAAGCAAGTGCTAACACCAGGCCAGATAAAAGCAACGAGAAATCTGGTTGGTATGTTTATAACGAAAATGGTAATTACATAAACATTGTTTATGGTAATTGGCGAAATGGTACAACTTTTAAGTGGTCTAACACAGATACTAATAAATTATCACTACAAGAAAGAAATCAGTTAAAAACCGATATTGCTAACAACATAGAGAGGAGTAAGAAAGAAAGAGCTAAAAGGCACGATGAAGTAGCTAAAGATTGCGAGGAAAGATTTAAAAGTGCAAAAGAATGTGTGCATCATAAGTATTTAGAAAATAAAAAAATTAAAAATTATGGATTAAAAACAATAAGAGATTCTCTTGTTGTTCCCTTATATTCTACCAATAGTGTCAAGGATCAAAAATTACGATCTTTGCAGTATATTAGTGCAAAAGGAGAGAAAAGATTTGTTAGTGCAAGTGAAGTTAAAGGAAGTGTTTTTATACTTGGCTTTTCTTGGTCTGAATGGCAAGACTTAGAAAAAGTTATCGTGGTTGAAGGAATAAGTACCATGTTTAGTATTTATGAAGCAACAAAAATTCCTTGTGTATGTACTTTTTCTGCAAACTTTGGATTGACTGCCTTGAAATCTTTAAGAAAATTTACAAAAGCGCAGTTCATAATTTGTTATGACAATGATTCTAACAATGTGGGAAACATGAAGTCTGAAGAAATAGCATCTGCATTAAATAATTGTTTAGTTAGACTGCCTTCAATCATTGGAGATTATAACGACCTACATCAACAACAAGGTTTGGATGCTGTTAGAAATGAAATTTTAGATAGTGGACTTCCATTAAAGCAATTCAATATAAAGTTTTTAAAAGGAGAAATTCCCAAACGAGAATGGCTTGTAGAAAATTTTATAGAACTTGGCAAACCAGGAATCATGGCAAGTATTGGTGGTATAGGAAAATCTATGTTGGCATTAGATTTATGTTTGAAAGTAGCTCATGGCTCTGGGTCCTGGTTAGGTAATCAAATAGTAAATTCCGGCTCTGCTGTATATTTATCTGCTGAAGATGATGCTCAGGAGTTGCATAGGCGAGTAGATTCGTTAGATAAGGAAGGAAAACGATTTGAAGGACTGAACGAAGTTTATG